CAGCCAGCGCAGCGCCTTGACCGACCCGGAACCCGTAGTTCGTGGAGTCAAACGCGCTGGGCTTGATGCCCTCATCCTCTTCCTTGGCGCTCAGAATCGCCCGGGCTTCCCCGAAAAACTCCAGCACCGAGTTGGTCACCCCGTCCTCGACCGCCAAAACAATCACTCGCTCGAACCCGGAATGCGTCATCAGCATGCTCACGTCCTGCATCACCTTCAGGCTGCTGGCGCAGGCGCTCGAGTCCGTGGTTATCAAGTCCACGTCGCCAAAAGCCTGCGCGGTGCGACCGGCGTAGACCTGCGTCAGGCTGAACGGCAGGAACTTGTAGACGTAGTTCAGGCGGTTGTCCGGGTAAGCGCGAGGCCCGATCCCGGCAAAGTGCGCATTCCCAGCCGCCAGCAGGAACGCAGTCCTTCCCACAGGGTTTTCCCGCAGGAACTTGATCAGATCGGCGTCCAGCACCTTGTCCGCCAGCCGGTGGGGGACGTAGAAAAGTCCCGTCTTGGTGCGTCTGTAGGTGTCCGGGAACCAGTTAACCCGCTGCGGATAGACCACATCGTCGAACAATTCGACTTCTGTAGTGGCGGCTGTCCGGTAGTGGGTCAGGTATGTCACTTGACGCTTTCCACCGCCGCATGAACTGATTCCGGCTCACGGTTTTTGTGGGCCATCAACAGGTCGTAGACCTCCTGCACAGATTGCGGCGTCCACTCTTTTGCAACCGCCTCCGGCACGTCGTAAATCTCGCACAGGTACATCAGCATCATCAACGTATCCAAACTGTCGATGCCAATGTCGGAGAACTTGTCGTCCATCTTGGTGGCAATTATCTCGCCAGCGTAGGACGGTTTGACAATCTTTGCTATGGCGTTGAATAGTTCAATGAAATTGATCATGGTGTCGGCTGGTTGACGGCGTTGACCAGAGCCGCAGCCCAGTCTTGCCAGTTATCAAAAATGTCCGGGCCGGGGATAGCCTCATTCTGAAATAAATCAATTGCCTTTAAGCCAGCCGCCCACTCTTTCCAATCCGTTTTTTCGTTTGGGATGGACAACTGTTGACCGGCATAACCTTCGCACATAAGAGATGCCCACGAAGGAAAGTCGTGATATCGCGGATCGTAGACCAGTGCAAGCATATTAATTTCCGTATGGGCGGACGTCGCCAAGGGTTGCGTTGAGCAGAACCTTGCCCAATTGATAATCGCCACCTTGCACGTTGCTACGGAACCGCAACCGAATCTCACGGCGCTGTTCGCGCATGTCAATTTTACCGGTCGTTGGTGAAAAAAAGTACGGGGCCGAATCAACGTCGTCAGATTGCGCAAACGGTCTGCCCGTAATTATCAAAGACATTTCGCCATTTTGCACGAAGTCAGGCTCCACACGCTCAAGGCGTAACCAGACGTTTTCCCCAACCGGCTGCGTGACAGCAGGCCCGCCCTGCACCATGCCCAAGTCGCTGGTCTCAAAAGAACTGTCAATTGCATTGACCTGCGTATCGTTGATTTCATCCACGCCAGTCTCATGCTGCCAGAGCGTAATTCTATTGGCGGTTGTGCTGAATGTAGCCGTCACCGTTGCGGATGCCGTCGTTGCGTTCGATAACGTGACGTCGAAATATCCAGTCGTAGCACTGGGCGCTATGGCAGTGATGATTGAGTTGCTGGCAATACCAGTCCCGGTAACCAATTGCCCCAAAGCAATCTGATTGGTTTGAGGAACTCTTATTAGTGTAGAGGTAGCCGTGAGAACGCTTGCCGTGAAGACAACGGTCTGCACCGACAGATCAGCACCAGCATTAATTGGGAATCTAAACACCTGAGAAAAGTATCCGGCGGTACGCGTTGCTCCCGGAGCAAAGCCAGCGTCGTACCAGCAGTCTTCGCGCACGTTATAAATGATTGCGTTGTTGCACTCATCCGAGTCACCGGACGGATAGAACCACCAGATTTCACCGTAGCGAGGAACCTTGGTTGCCCAGACCTTTTGACGTTGCGCGTAGTTCAGATTGTCAAAAAAGTAGTTTTGGTTGAACGTGTTTTTAATTTCCTTGATCGTTCCGTTGTACAGCAGGAAACGATCTACACCGCACCAGTAGTAAATTCCATCGTATTCAATCACTGACTGTGAAGACAGTATCGACGACTGGCTGGTCATAATGTCGTAGCGCCAGTAGAAGGTCTGCGGGGAGCCAGAAACGGTCACGGTTGTCGGTGTGTAAGAAACCCGGATCACAGAATCCAAAGACCAAAACAAACCGGAAGGTGCGTTTGAGCCTCCGCGCACCGGCAGACCTTTGACGACCTTGGTGGACGATACGTTTGTTTCGTTTGAGTCTGCGCTGTTCCAGTCGTATGGATTGCCAGCCGAGCAATTCTTAATGAGGCCGTTGTCTCCGTAAACGAAGACGTATGGATGTAGAACCACCACACCACCAGAAACTTCAATAACGTCACCAGTGGGCGTTGATCCAGAGGTGTCCGTCAGCGGAGACATGACCGTGCTGTTGATGTCACTAGCAAACACCGGGGTATTTACAGTCTGGTCAATCTGCGCCAAGTTCAACCCGGGGCTTGCCAGCAGCAATTGGTTGCCAGTTCCCTGCGAATCAAAAGACGAATCAAACTGCCACAGATTTAAATTACTTGGCGTAAACGTGACACCAATGGTTGCAACCTTTATGGAGAATCCAGTACCTGTGCCGCCAATGCTTGCAGCCGCAGCACTTAACGTATCGCCAACCACATAACCTTTTCCTTTGGTCGTGATGGTTACGGAGGTTACCGCCGCACCGCTAATTACAATCGTAGCCTTCGCTCCGCTACCAGTTCCGCCAGTTAAAGTTACGGAGGTATAGGTTCCATTGGTATATGCACTGCCACCGACTAATGTGCCAACAGTCAAAATACCAGCGCCAAACGTAAACTCTTGAATGCCAGCACCAACTCCGTTGTTGTCTATGTTTAATACTTCAATGCCGTTGTTGTAACCATTAAATATTTGGTTGTTGCCGTCTGTAGAGTTGACAAAAATGCCACGGGAATATCCCAAAACATTATTTGTGATTGCACGATAGCCGCCAATCTTGCGGGGGCGTCCACGTTGAAAACGAACCCATTCACCATTGGTGTAACAGTTTAAGTCAAAGACAGTTCCGTCCCGCTGAATTCCGGGCAGCGTGTCAATGGTCAGGACTTTTTTGGTCAAGTGAAGACTCCACCTGAAACGCCGCCAGTAAAGTTCCCCGTGCCCACAATTGCCAATCCGCTTGCAGACAGGGTTGATCTCAACACACCAAGAATTGCGGTGTTAAATTCACCGGAGGCTGCGCGATACACGCCGGTCGTAGGCTCAGACGCAAACGTCAGAGACGGGTTGCCAACGCTGCCGTCCAACAGGCTGATCGTCGATGCGCCAGCCAGCACGGTGTTGGCATTGAGCAGGTTCTGCGAGTCGCAGATCAACGTGGCTTGGTTGTTTGCCGCGATGATGGCGGTTGATGCGCCACCGACCCCAGTCGAGATAGTGAGGGTATACCCACCTGCCGTGGTGGCGTTCTGAACGTAGTAAACCTGAACGGTTTGCGGCACAATAATTGTGACGTTTGCGGACAGCGTTCCCGTGTACTTTTGAATTACGTTTGAGGCTTCCGTTACGGTCAGGGTGTACGTTCCATTTGTCACCGCCTTGGTCAACTGAGTAAAGTTGAACTGCGTTGATTTTCCGAGACCAACGGTGTAGAACGTCGAGCCGCTGCACACGATAATTGCTGAATCGGCTGGCTGGAAAACCACAGTAGACGACCCGTTGATGGTGTCTCCGCTGGTTCCAGCAACAGTCAGCGCCCCGGTTCCTCCGTTGCGTAGGAACATGAACCAGTTGTCGCCAAGCGTAGATGCCAACGTCATGGTCAGCGTACCGGCTCCGCCAGTCCAGACGTAGGTGTTGGAGCGATCGGCAGCAACAGCGGTGTAATTGCTTGCGAAGGTGGTTACAGGTTGGCTCTGGTTCAGTGTCTGACCAATTGCCAGCAACCCGTAACCAGCGAGGGTGGCGGCATCCGCGCCGGACGATCCGATACCAAAGGCGATGATGCCCCAAGTCCCTGCTGTCGTTGCGTTGGTGGTGATGTAGATGTACTGCGCCTCACCAGCAGCAACGGTCACAATGGTGTTCGCGCCAGAGTAGTCCTTGACCAACACCGACACAGAGCCGACGTTGCGAATCAGGGCGTCCTGACCAACCGAGGCTTGATTGGCTGGCGGCATCCACAATTCGTTGGCGACGGTGGTGGTTGAGACCTCCATCACGCGGGCAGCGGCGTCGTCAGTGGTTGTGCCGTTTATAGGCCATTCCAACTGCAAGTCAGTCGTCAAAATGATGCGGCGATACGATACATCCGTTGGTTGGATGACGTTGCCAGTAAAAGGGCTGTTGTAACTCATTATGAATCCACCGCTACGGCTTGACGATCAGCCAGTCGCAATTTGTCTTCCTCTTTCAGCGTATTGATGACAAGGTCGTACTCTGCCTTCCACATCGGCATGCGCTCATCGTTTTTCAGAAACGGCATGGCCTGAAGCAGTGACCCGTACAGCAACGCTTGGGGAGCATAAATCGTGAACCAGTTCGTCTGGTTGGAGGAATCCAGCGGTTGGATGCGTTCGTAGTACAGCACCTCAAATGAGTATGCCGCAGCAGGCGTAGGCGCAACCAGCCAGTGGGTGTAATCGTAGTCCGCAAAAAACTTGGGTACATCCGTAGCGGTGGCGTCAGGCCAGTATTCACGCAGGTATTCGTACTTGCGCAACAGAACCGGCTGGCGCTCACCAGCCACCGTGACGTTGAAGGAAACCGTTTTGTGCCACCGAGCGGGCTTGTCTATAACGCTTGCCCCGATCGTCATGGTGCTTTCGTTGACGGTCAGGTTGCCCAGAAACTTGATTTGGCTGGCAATAACCTGTTCCGCAAGCATAATGAAAAGCGGAATCTTCTCCAGCGTCGCCGTGTCTGTACGCTCCAGATATGACTGGATATTCTCAGTCAGCGAGTCATAAGTCATTACAGCAGCGGTGGTCATCTGGCAATCCTTTTTTGTTTTAACATTTTATCCCGCTGTCAAGGAAAAGCATAGGGTTACGCGTATGCCCGGGTTCCCGCCTTGTCGATCACCAGTTGAGCGTGCCGAGAATCCCTGTCAGGGGCGTTGGGGACGCTGATATGCGTCCAAGAATCGAATTCTAGAATGATCTGGTCAAAAGGTACTTTGGCGGCAATGCAGGCGTCTACGACCTGTTTTGGCGTCATCCCGGGCACGCGGATGTCCGCTGCGCACCCAATCCTGTGCTGGCTGCTGTCCTTGCTTCCTACGGCGTCATTGACCCGTTTGGAGCGGAATCCTGAGTTGATCATCACCGGCTTGCCGCCGACCGCCCGTTTGACCTGCTCCAGCAACTGCGCCAGACGGGTCAGATTGGCAACTTCGTCCCCGTTCGGGGTGTTGTCCCAGCCGTTGCGCAGGGCAACTTCGGATCGGGTCAACTCCTCAAGGGTGAAGTGATCGGTCAACTGGGTCATTTTTTGTTCTTCATATCGATGATTTTCTCAAGGGTGCGACCCCCAAAATAGAACGACATGATCAACATGCCCCACTGCCCCAGCAGTTCAACGTAGTTGTTGTTCACCTCGACGTCCCACGCCGACATCATTCCAAACGTCGTGTAGGTGATCAAAATGAAGATCAGAGCGCCCGGGCGGATGTTTTTGGATAGCCACGAATCGGACGTCATGTCGGCCTTGTGCCGATCGGTCAGTTCATGCTGCTCGGACACCTCGGCATTCATCCTCGCCAGTTCGCCGTTTTGCTGCATCTCGAGCAGTTTCAACTTGGCGGCTTCCGCCTGCGCAGGATCAGGGAAAAACTTGTCCAGCAACTTGTTGCCGATGCCGAGAACCGCCTCGAGTGGAAACATTATTTCACTCCTTTCTGACGCTCTTCCATCAACTTGATCCGCACTTGCAGGTCGTGGATGTCGCGGTAAAGTTCTTCCTTCAACCTGTGCCGTGCCTCGGCAGAGATGGGGCTGTCCGTAGGCGTACCGGATGGCGTAATCAACGCAGGCATTGACCCTTCAATTTTTGTCAGTCGCGTTGAAAACTCGGATACCTGTCCCAGCAGCCACGCAAGCGCAGCCACCACAATGGGAATGATTGCTTTGAGGACGTCTTGCCAGTTCATATGCCGAGCAGTTTCTTGACAAATTCAGCCGCCACGCCCGGGCCGAGCAACACGGCGGCAATCACCCCGTACAGCAGGTACTCAATCTTCGCCATGCGCTTGGAGCCTTTGTCGAAAGACTCAGACACGTCCACAAAAGACGCTTGAATTTTTGCGTACCGCTCGGCGCATACCGCCTCATGTACGGACAACCTAGTATCCAACGACTCATCCGCCATGGCTCACTCGCTCATTGGTTCTTTAGGTTTGGCTGCTTCTTGAATGGCGCTGACCAACTGGAACACTTCCTGATACGGACGTGAGCCGAGATAGCCCAGAACGGCATTCAGAACGGAAACATCAATGCTGATTTTTTCGTTCATGCGACCACCTCATCCCACGACTGAGTTTCTTCGTTCCACGAATACTGCTTGCCATCGGTGGGCATATCCACCGGCGCTTTCCAGTTGCAAGTGGCTTCATCCAGCACCCAAGAGGCATACGACTTTGGGGGAATGAATGCGTCGCGCTGTTCGTCGTAAGTGAACCCGATACCCGCATAATTCTTGCGAATGTTTGCGTTGTAACTGGTCTGCTTCCACGTTCCGCCAATAAGTTTCTCGCAGAATGCAGCGCCGATGTGTTCCTTTTCCTGACCAACTACATCAGAGGTGTCAGCGTTAGAAACGACGATTACCTGAATCACTACGTTGTTTGCATCAATTTGGGCAAAATGTGCCATGCATATCTCCAGAAAAATTACGCAGCCTTACCCAGCAACATTTCACGCTGCTCGGGCAACCAGATTGTATCAATGGAGTCCTCAAAGGCTTTGATTTTCTCCAGAGTTGCGACCACTTCATCCCACGTCGGACACGGACGCGGGTCATCCCAGCGAGTGAAGTGGTTGTTGCTGATCTCCCAGCGCGCTCCCGGACGCAGCATGTGCATCGCGGTATCTATCCCATACAGTTGGTAGATTTTTTCCATGATCAACGCGCTCTTGCAATCTTGAACGGATTTTCTGCGAATGCGGCGTAGATGAACGTGCCTCCACTGGCGTTCAAATAAGAGAAGGTGTCTCTCATTTTAAATCCGTTGGAAACAAAGTCTATGTCGTCGCCACCCGGCTCTGCGTCAGCAAGGTTTGGATACAAGGCCAAGGTCATTTGGTTGTATGTGCTGCGTGATGTATCCCATATATACCAACTGCCAGTTGAGTCTGATCTTTTAATCAACAACCATCTTGGTATAAATCCACAATACGCAAACGGGCCATCCGTTGATCCGTTGCCAGTGTAAGAACCAAACGCGCTGTAGCCGGATATCGCAGCGAAGCAGTAGGCAATATAGGTGGCGCTTGATGTGTTTGTGCTTGTGTCTGTGCCAACGCTGTAGACCGTAGAATTCAGAGTGGTCATGCTGTTGTAAACAGTTGCGCTAGAGGATTGAGCATTAGTGGACTGCAAACTCAAAATATATGCGCCACTTGTCAGGCTGGTATGGTATGTAACCCAGCCATCAGCAGAAGCCCTTCTATGCGTGATTACCATGCTAGGCGTAACGCCAAGGCCATGCCCCACCGTAGCATTAGAGCCTGATCCTGTGTAGCCTACAACACTGAAACCTGCGGTCGTGTTTGCGCTTACGGATGAAGTGATGCTACCTGCGGTGTTGGATACTGCTGTACCGCCGCCTTTCCATTGCCAACCGACATAAGTTGCACCTGAGTTGTTGTATGTAGTGCTTGCGCCAACAGTAAATCCTGACGATCCAAAAGCAGTCAATCCTGTGCTATCGGTTGTTTCTGCTGCGGTACTATTTGATACAAGTGCAATGGTTGCTCCACGCACAGAGTCAGTCAACTTGTGATCGGTAGCCGCAGAACGCGACTTGATCCACACCAGATCAGGTTGGAACGAAATGCTATTGACCGCATTGCTTACCGTCTGACTTGCGCCTGTTCCCGTATACAGGCTTGCCGCCATGTAGTTTGCGCCGTTGCTGATCGTCGGCGTTGTGAAGTTTTGCGTGCATAGGGCTTTGAAGCCTGTGGGCGCGGTGTATGCGAAAGCGCGTTGACCGAAGTTGACATCACCTCTGTCGCTGTCGCCTATGCAGCATTGAAATTTAAATGCTGTACCGCCCTGCGCGGAAAACGATGTGCCGTTTGTTCCAGCCGAAGGACTGCCATTCATGTTGCCAGCAGTACCACTCCAAGAATTTGCTTTGCCAAACCAAATCAGTTTATTGTCAATATCAACGGCAACTTGGATGATGTCGCCCTGCGCCCATGTATTAGCAAAGTAATTTACTGCGGTTGTTGACGAATTAACATACAGCCGTCCAGCAGGGTCTACTGCCGCGCCTCTTGGGTTGTTAGCGTCGCCACCGGCTTGATATTGAAAGCCTGATCCGTTTGTATTGAATGAAGTAGCGCACCACCCAGCAGTAGGATAATCGCCTGTTCGCGTTGTTAAAGTTATTTCTGTGTACCACTTACCGGAAGTGACAGCGATTGTGCTGTACGCGCCATCAATCCGTGTTGTTGAAGAACTAAACAGACTCAAGTTACCTTGAGTGATTGTTTGCGCGGTAGAACTTGGAGAGACATCGAGTGGGTTGAATGTGGCGTAATCCCCACGCACCGTACCACCAGCACCTGTATCAGTACCGTAGTTGGTCGGCACATCTACCATGCTGTCGTAGGTCGTGCCAGCAGTCACGCTGATGTTGTTGGCAGTCCAATTGTTGCTGTTACCACTGTAGTCATAGCCGATCGTGGTCGTACTGGTGGCGTCTTTGAAGTTGAGGTAGTAACCGTTCGTGCCATACGTTCCGGTGTAGGCGATAGGATTCCACACGCCGGTAACGGCATCAGTTGCACCGAATGAGGAGGGCGTCAACGCCTGACCGTCGATGAAATTTATCTCGGTCATGTAGCCATCGTAATAAGGCGCACCACCGCCAGCCCTTGCTCCAATTGCTGTTGCTTGATTGTTATTTATTGCAAAAGTTGTACTTTGGTTTGGATAGGTCGCAGTCGTGAGTGCAGTGACTTGCGCTCCGTTGTAATACAACTTCAGCCGGTTAGATGCAGTGGCTTGAGTAGTATCAAGCACTACCACTAAATGAAACCATGCGCTTGGGTCGCGTCTAGCAGGTGTTTCTGCGATGTTTAATACAGCACTCCCACTAATTTGCCCATACACAGCAACACATGGTACAGAAAGGCCATTATCAGTAATTTGAATGGTGAACAAATCACTACCAAAAGAACCTGCACTTAGTAAAGTAAGTGATTGATTGTAGTCAAGTGGTGATTTTTTAATCCATGCACTATATGTCCATGTAGACCTATTGGATGCACTGGCTGGCGTCCGACTAAAATATGCAGACGCAGACGCACGAATCCGTACCGACTTGCTGATGAGGTAGTAGCCGCCTACAGGCCACGTCCCCGCCTTGGTGTACTGGAGCGCCTGATTGATTCTCCACACACCAGACGCGGCTGAGTCTGTCGGGGCGACAGGGTTCTTGGTTATAAAACCACCGATGTAATCCATCTCAACTCCAAACCAAAATTACGATACCCGAGCCGCCAGCGCCGCCATTTTCAACTCCCGGCTCACCTCCGCCGCCGCCGCCTCCACCTGTGTTTGCGGTTCCCGCTACCCCGCCGCCAGCGCCGCCGCCGCCAGCGCCTCCAGCGCCATAACTTCCGCCGACTCCGGGGCGTCCGCCGCCTCCTCCTCCTCCAGCATAGGTGACGCTCGATCCACTGAGACTGGAGGCAGTGCCCGCACCACCCGCTGTTCCTATGTTGTCTGTTGTAGGGGTTGTGCCTGAAGCAGTCGCACCGCCACCACCAGCGCCAGCGTTTGACCCTGTTGAATTCGTGTGGCTTCCACCGTTATTGCCCTGTGATGGGGTTGTTGAGGGGGTGTTTCCAGAGCCGCCGCTTACGCTAGTAGTACGCCCACCCGCGCCGCCGCCCGAGCCTCCTGACCCGCCAGCAGCGCCAATACCGTTTCCGGCTAACCCGCCATAACCGCCACCCGTGGAAGTTATCGTTGAAAATACAGAATTAGAGCCTTGCGTTCCATTTGCTGAACCAACTCCCCCAGCGCCTCCCGCCCCGACAGTCACTGCGTAGGAAGAGCCGCTGGTTACAGAAAGCCCACTGCCGGTTAGGAAACCGCCCGCACCGCCGCCGCCGCATCCATAGTCCGATGCTCCGTTACCTCCACCACCACCGCCGCCAGCAACAACCAAATACTGCACCTGAGTTGCGCCTGATGGAGCAGTCCAGATGCCAGAGGTGTAGAAGATTGCAATTTTGTTTGAGGTCGGCTGGATGTAACGGATGCCCACAAAACCCGATCCGCCAGAGTTGCCCAGACCGTTGCCGCCGTAACCTCCGCCACCGCCACCGGTGTTTACTGTGCCAGCAGTGCCTTGGGTCGAGCCGTTGCCCGATCCGCCATCTCCACCGCCGCCCGATCCACCTGTGCCTGCGCCGCCAAATCCACCACCCGCTCCGCCGCCCGCAAAGGCAACAGCGAGTCCGCTGATCACGGAGGCGATACCAACTCCGCCTGCGCCGCTGGAGACGTCTCCATCACTTCCGGTTCCGCCTGCACCGCCACCGCCACCACCGATCATGGTGATGTCGTTCTGGCCTTTGCCATTGCCTCCGTTGTTACCTTGAGAAGGCGAGACGGTCGGTGTGTTGCCTGTGCCGCCAGTGCCGTTCCGGTTTACGGATGAGCCACCGTCGCCAGCGCCACCACCACCGCCGGAGCCACCAGCCAGCCCGTCTTGATTGTAAGGCGATGGAATGGCGTTTGAGCCAAATGATCCGCCGCCGCCGCCACCAGCGGACGAGACTGAGCCAAGAGACGTTGCCACGCCATTTGTGCCCGTTACAGCACCATTGGTTGCACCAGCGCCGCCAGCACCGATTGTGACTGTGTAGGTCGTTCCCGGCGTCACCGTGGCATTGTTGCCGTACCTAAATCCGCCAGCACCACCACCACCGGCGGTAAAGTATGACCCACCACCGCCGCCACCGGCGACAGAGATGTAGTCAACCTGCGTCACGCCAGTAGGTGCAGTCCACGAACCCGAAGCAGTGAACGACTGATAAACGAATTGATATCCAATCGGGGCAACTTGGAACAAGCCCGCCGACGTGAATGTGTGAATGGTGTACAAACCGCTGGTCGTAATCGTTCCGCCAATTGCGGACATCTGACCAGTGGTGTAACTAATGATGACGACACCCGAGCCGCCCGAGCCAGAAGTTTGTGGACTACCGGCTGAGTTATAACCTGCCCCACCACCCCCGCCGCCCGTGTTGGCAGTTCCTGCAACGCCATTTCCGGTATTGTTGTCGCCGCCTCGACCCCCGCCCCCTGCTCCTCCAGCGCCATACGACCCGCTACTTGATACAACATACGCGCCACCCCCGCCGCCGCCTCCACGGGTAACGCTTGTCCCCGTAATCGAACTACTTGTGCCGCTACCACCCGCGCCGCCCTGAGACGTGCTAGGCGCATTTGACCCAACTGCGTTTGCTCCCCCGCCGCCGCCGCCTCCTGCTTGCGTACCTCCGCCGTTGCCCGTTCCTTGCCCGCCGTTATTGCCTTGTGATGGGCTAGTTGACGGAGTGTTGCCCGCGCCACCTGCGTAAGTTCCACCATCACCCGCGCCGCCACCGCCCGATCCGCCCGCCGTTCCTACGTTTGATCCACTTCCACCTTTGCCGCCGCCCGCAGAAGTAATGGTGCTAAATATAGAGTCGTTGCCACTTGTAATTGAAGATGCGCTACTTGACCCTACCCCACCCGCGCCAATTATTATCGTGTAGGAAGTCCCGGGCGTTATTGAAAATCCAGATGCGGTTCTATAGCCCCCACTTCCCCCGCCACCAAATCCACCTCCCCCGCCTCCACCGGCTACGACTAAATACTCAACAACAGGCGGAGGCCAAGAGCCTTGCGCGTTGTAATACAGTTGCTTGGCAAGCGTCCAGATGCCTGACGCAGACGCCTGCGTGACAGTGGGCGCAGTGGCGCTTACTACACCGCCGGGATAGCCGTGAATAGCCATTACTACTCCAGATTAGGAGATCGCTTCAAACGACGCAACAAACGTCAGCGCACTTGCAGTAGCCGAGGTAACAGCAACAGACTGGCTCTCAGTAACATAGAACGAAGTCGTCTTGTCGGTCACGATCAACGAAGCGTTTGCCGGTACGCTGATCTGATACGCCGGATAGACGGTCACAGTCGCACTACCGAAGGTCGCGTTGTTGCCAACCGCCACCGTTGCATTCACCGCCGACGCCGTGGTGTTTGCCACCACAATGCTGTCGATCTTATTGACCGTGCCAACCGCTGGCGTCAAGCCAGTCAGCGTGGTCGTGCCGTTGTATGTCCATGAAGTCGTAGCAGAGGTTCCACTGGGAACAACATAGGCAGTGTTCCCGTAAATGCTTGTGACGTTAACAATATTTGGGTTTGCCATTTTTTACTCCCTAGAAACCAAAGATAAGAGCCATAGCAATGCTCTTACCAGTTGAAATGCCGGTTGATGTTTGAAACGAAGGCACGGATGTTCCATTGCTTGTCAATACCTGACCAGACGACCCATTCGCAATAAACGATGTCGCACCTGCGCCAGTTTGATACGGAATCTGCGAAGCAATACCACCCGCCAAGTTCGTTGCGGTCGTAGCGGTTCCGACAGATAGAGTTGATTGCGCCACATACTGTGGAGCCGAACCGCTGGAAGTCAACACATAATTCGTCGCGCCAATTCCCAACTTGCTTAGTGCTGTGCCTGTTGCGTAGTAAGGGAGGTCACCAGCCGTAAATGTTGTCAGCCCAGTACCTCCAGAAGACGTATTTAACGTGCCTGCTAGGGTCACTATGCCAGTTGTAGCAGTAGACGGCGTCAAGCCACCCAAAGAGGTTTGAAATGACAAAACAGGCGCAGAGGTGGCGTTTGATGCCAACAACTTGACGGTTCCAGCCGCATTCTTAAAGTACAACTTTTCATCTTGAATGTTGATAGCCAACTCACCATTAGCAAGATTTCCAGATGTTGGGGTCGCCGCCGCAGTTGTACTGTAATACAACTGAATCGGAGTGTAAGTTGCCTGTGCCATTTAAAATGTTCCTCCTGAGATTCCGCCCGGGACAAATAACATTGAGCCATCAAATGTCAATGCTGACCCCATTATTAGTTGATTTCCAGCGTTTTGATAAGCCACACCATAAGATGTTCCGTTCAAAGCGTACAACTCTGTGATGTCGCTGTTCGTACCTGACTTGGCGGCAACTAAGTTTGTCCTTGCATCATTAGCGTTTGTTGCCCCAGTCCCGCCATTGGCAACCGCCACAGTGCCAGAGGTAATCTGGTTACCGTTAATTGCAATTGAGGCATTTGCCGCCAATGTTAGTTGGCCTTGCGCATTGACCGTAAAAGTTGGCACAGATGAAGCAGAACCATACGCGGCGGCTGTTACCGCCGTATTGGTGATGCTGAACTGCGTCCCTGTAAGGGTCAGTCCTGTGCCTGCGGTGTAAGAACCTACGCCAGCAAATTGAACCCAAGTGATGGGGGTCGTGCCTAAAGTACCGCCTGCATTGGAAGTACAAACCCAACCGGTGTCAGCGTATAGGGTTCCTTGCTCAATAAAGGTGAACGCCCCCGGCACTTCCGTCCAAGAGTCCATATCCGTTGCGCGAGTCCATGCGCCCGCCGCAACCAAATAAATTCCGTTGTTTTGGCTCAATGTCTGGTCTTTAACCAAACACCTATCAGACGCAATCAACGCTACACCATCAATCGTCTGCGTTCCAGACAGCGTGATGTTTGCCGTCGTTGCCGCCACGCAAGATGCTTTAGGGTCTAACCCTTGGGCTACTGCATCAACATACTGCTTGGTTGCCAATTGCAAAGCAGATACTGGGTCTTGCGTCACCGCTACCGAGGTCAAACCGCCCAGCGTCAGGCTGCTCGAGCCGAGCGAAATAGCCGTTGTTCCGACAGTCACAGAACTGTTGGTCAGCCCAGCGTTCGGGATGGTCGTAGCAGCGGTCATCGTGCCCGTACCGTTGCCGTAGACGTAACCGGTCAGCGTTGCCGCGCCTGTTCCGCCGTTTGACGGGACTAGCACCCCTGCCAGCGTCACTGCGCCGGTGGTCGCGGTGTTTGGGGTAAACCCTGTGCTTCCGGCGCTGAACGACGTCACCAGCGAACTGTTGCTGCTGGCGGTAGTAATCTGGCCCTGCGCGTTTACCGTGATGTTGGCGGCGGTGTAGGAACCTGCCGAGACGCCGGTGTTGGCAATTGAAATTGTGCCCGTCGAAGTGATTGGCCCGCCTGTAAGCCCCGTGCCGGTCGCAACCGAGGTAACACCCGAGCCGGACGCCAAAGACGTCCACGCGCCGTTCAGGTACGCCTCAAGCAGGGCGACGTCAGTGTTGTAGCGCAGGGTTCCGTTGGTCGGAGAGCCTGACCGCTGTGCCGTTGTACCCGACGGCAACAGCGTTCCAGCATTACCCGGAAGAGTCGGATCGGTCGCAATTCCGATTGTCGGGCTTCCGCCCACCGCATTGCCAAAGGTCACCGCAATTTGGCTGGCTGTGCCCAGAATAGAGGTTGCGTTGACAGAACCAGCGGTCGTAATCGTTAGCAAGCCGTCGGAACTGAGGTTTGCAAGGTTCAGCGGAGCGCCGGTCAACGCCAGCGTTGGATTGCCAGATACCCCGTTGCCGTCAGTAATCGACAGGCCAGCCGTAGAAACCGCCACAGAACGCGCGGAAATGGTTGTAGCCGACGTTTTGACCTGTATCCCTGTACTTGACGCCACCAAAGCCGATAAAGCGCCTGACGTCGTTATATTGAACAGTCCCTGCGCCCCGCCGTCGGTAATTGTCAAACCATTGGTCGCGCCAACATAGCGGCTGTTTGCCAACTGAGGCGTTTGCGTGACTGTCAAATAAGAATAAGTTTGAACAGGCGAACCAGCAAGCGCCGCAGTTGTGGTTTGAACTGTCACCCCATTTTGGACAATAGGAACCGCCTCAGTGCCTGTAATAGCACCAGCGGCGGGGAGTTCTAGTATGGTGACTTGTGCGGACATTTATGTATCCGTATTGTCAGGCGGATTCGGTGCAATCGTGTCTTTGTTGCCCGTCTGTGTTGGCGTTTGAGTGTTCTGCTGAGTTGAAATCTGGAACTCGCTTGTTCCGCCAGTCATCAAATAGTTATCGCCAGCATCGATTGACACATCAGGACGCGCAAATCGCAGGTTGATACGTTCGGTCTTGCGGGCGGGCAGGCGGTACGGGTCGAACTGATCCCGGCAACCTTCCTCACATACCCGCAGGCCGGGGAAGTTCGGGTCTGGCCCAAGCGTAATAAAGGCGCGTTTCATCTTGCATCGGTCGCATACGCCGATGGCAAGGGACGTCAGCCCGCGAGTGTCAAGAAAGATCGGCATTAGCGGGTATACACCGAAATGTTCGGCGCAAAGTAAATCGGCGACTTATCGCGCTCTTCGACCTCGGCTTCAGAGTAGTAGCGGTCAGCCATCTTCTCCAAATATCCGATGCGATCCATGGCGACTTGCGGCAACTCGAGGCTCATACGGTGAGCCAGCATGAAGACCACAGCCTCATACCACCGCTGCGGAACTTCGAGTTCGTCGGTCAGAGCGCCCACGTCCATGATCTGACGCTGATACCACACGGTCATCTGAATGAACGGGTCGGAGGGGGTAGGCCACAGGTACACCGTAGCCTGCGGGATAGTGCGGTCAAACCAGAACTGGAATGGTTGGTTTGCCGTGAAGTTTTTGTTCGGCAGGTTCGTGTAGTCGTCGCGGTTTAGGCGCGACATCTGAATCTCGGTGCTGTTGTTGCCCACATAGAACTCACGCAGCGACAACGTCGTGCTGTTGTAGGCGCGGATGCGGTAGTAGCCAACGCTCTGCCCCGGATCGATGTCCGTCCATACCCAGACGTTGTTGGAGACCGCAATCGTGCCCAGATCATCGAGCATCAGCCACGTTGTGCCGTCCACCGAATACTCAAGCGCAATCGACCATGTAGCCGAGCCGTTGTTGGCGATGTACGGCAAGAAGCCGATAGACCCAGCGTAGATGGGGTTCCCGGTTCCGTAAGTGATCGAGATATTGCCATTCGCGCTGGTTTGCTGACAGAAGGTATCGACATTGTTGTCGAATGCGTTACCGACCGTGCCACCGGCAGAAGACGCATATCCGCCGGTCGGACGGTTCAACGTGCGATACAGCACGTTCAAGACATCAATCGTGCCTACCGGCATCGAATAGATGTACTGGTTGGAATTCAATCCAAAGACTTTTTTGCTGATCGCCCAGTAGTTGATGCCGATGTTTGCAAGGTGCGAGAGCAGGAAAAACAACGACTGACGCGCTGACAGCAATTGCTCAGAGGTTAATTCCTCGGCTAACTTCCCGCAACGCCGCGCACCATGGTCTATCAGCGTCTGGACGTTGATGACGGTGGTTCCGACGGTTTCTGAGTAAGCCATACCTATCCTTTACCAGCCGGGACATTTCCAACGCTTCAACGAAGCCTTTGCCCTTGGTGCATCACCCTTTGAATGCTCAACCACACCCGACATACGGGCGCAGAACGAATCCTTCCTGCCGCCACCCTCTGGCTGCGGTGCTTTCAAGTGACTGCCAGTCTCTCGATTGTACTTCTCCCTGCCTTTTGCCGTAAGCCCAGCACCGCGCTCTACAGAAAGTTTCTCACCACGCCCAACAGCCAACGAGACTCCGCCCTCTTTCATTTTGGCGGTCTTGGCTGACTCTCTAAAAGATTCAGCCGTTGGCGCTCCCGGAG